CTAAACTTGAGAAAGTGTCCATCATCTTTCTGGCCATCTCACGACGTTCATCGTTTCCTTGTGATTTGCTGCCAACCGCCAGACCATCCAAGAGTCCAGCAATACCTGCACGCCAACCTCGCTTAGAGCCACTGCCTAATTGTTGCCGCATCTTGTTAAAGACATCAGAACGATCATCATGAGCATTGGGCACCCCCGCTCCTGTTTCATAGCGCATCTTCGCTAAGGAGCCTTGGGTTTGCAAATTGGCATTAAGCTCACCTGGTTTGGGTTGCTTTTTTGCACTAAGCTTTAATAAATCCATTGGCACATTGGTCATAAATTTTATTGTTCCTTACCCTTACTTACCCTTACCTTAAAAGATTGCCAGCGGTCTTACCGGCTTGACCGCCCATCATTGCTCCCATGGGGCCACCAAAATACGCACCTACACCCATGCCACCGAGTTGCAGCATCGTATCCCCAAAGGAGGGTCGCTGACTGTTATAACTCGCGAGTTGGTTTTGATACTGACTGTTGATCTGGCCAATCTGGGCATTATGACGGTTTAGACTGTCCATATTGCTTTGCTGGAAGATGATATTGGCGAGTTCTGGAGCCCGGGTCGCCATCGCTTTGTTGGCATCTTCGCCTCGAATGCTTGAGCCTATATTGAATAACCCACTTTGGTTTTGCAAAGCCTGTTGGCGCATGGCATTGGACTGGTCGTACTGGCCTAACTTTAGGTTGTGCTCGGCTTGGGCATTTTGTAACTGCCCCATACGGCCTTGTTCTCTAAAACCATAAGTATTCATGCGGTTACCAAGATCCGCGGCTTTGAGCTGTTCCCCATAAAGATTGCCGTTGACATCTTGTTGTTGCAGGGCTTTCGCTTTTTCACTCACCAGGGAGTTACGCATCGCAATCGCTGCACTACTGTCGGCATAACCCCGATTAGCCAGGTAAGCCTTGTTTTCATTTTCCGCTTTTTTAAATTCATCTTGAATAATGGTGTTACCCATTGCCTTAAAGTCGTTTACGTATTGGTTAAAGTTGGGGAGCTTGGAGAGTTCTGCTATATCTGCCTGCCGCTCAGCATTGAGATTGTTCATGACATCAACAAAGGGAGCAAAATCCACGACTGCCCCAGGATCATAGTCACTCAAGCGTTTGATCTCCACAATCGCCTTATTCATCAACTCGCCGGCATCATCATAAAGCTTTTGCTCTGCTTCAGATCGCGGTAAACGGCTAACCACGCGTTTTTTCTTACCATCCGCTCCTACCACGGTAATCGCTTGGGTGCCAGTTACCTCATCAATCACATCCAGTAGCTCTTCCTTAGGCGGCACTGGTGGATAATAGGGGGCTGGAGGGGGAGAATCATCACCACCAAAACTCATATGCTTTGCCTTTCTCGTTTAAACCAAACTTTTTGATAGTTGTCTTTGTCATAACCGACAAACTCGACCCCAAGTGAGTGACACTGGCGCAATAAAGTAATAATCGACTTTTCACAGGTGGACATCAGTATTTTATCAAACTTATGAGTAAATGGAAAGTCTAATAACAGTTTTAAGCCAGTTCTATAGGGAAGCTTAAAGCGATAGTCTTCAAATATACATAAAGAAATTTCACAAACATTTGGGTCGATGGGTTTGATTCCATAAATCCCCACCTCATGATCTTTGTAGGTGATCATAAAGAATTGCGAATCTTGGTGATAAAAGCTCGGAAACACTCGTTGCACATCGAGCGGGTTGATTTCGATAAGTTTCATTGGGGTGAGTTCTATTTGTAGAGGCTTCATTTAGATAATCTCCATTTAGACAATCTCCGTCATTTTAACCCCAGTACCAGCATCCATCAAATATCGATCTCAATTGCATGCATGGTGCTGACGGTGGCGTAGCCTCCACTATACCCTGAATTGATGCATGTGTAAGGCATTGCCTTTTTAACTTCATAAACAATTTCTGTGCCTTGAACCCCTGTGTCCACAAAGAAGTTACAAAAATTAAAACACCCGTACTGCCCATCTGAATGCTGTTTTCCCCAAGCACTATAAATACTATGGGTAACGCCTTTATAGGAGGGATCATCCTGACCCACCTTAAACGGAAGATCGTTTTTACATAATGTGACGCTGGTATACTGGTTGTTGGCGCTACCGACATTAATCGAATAAAACAAAATAATCTTCGAATTGGTTTTTCTGGGGGTAATTCTTAACAAAAACGGTGCCGTCTTAAACGAGAGGAGGTTAATTGGCGAAGCTGCCGCATCGTATTCGTTTCGCACAAAACGTGCATCTTCATAGGAAACAATCTGTAGCACCTTACCGATATTTTCCAAGAAAGACGCTGCCCCTGCACCATTAGAGGTTAAGACATCTCCCAATTGACTACCCGCTGAACTGATTTGCGGAGCGGTTACCGCTAAGAGCCCAATTTTAGGATTCGTTACCCCAGCATCAGCGAGTTTATCGGTGGTCACCGCAACATCTGCAATCTTTACAGTTGTGACATTACCGTCAACGAGTTGGTTGGTGCCCACCGCAGCATTAGCGAGTTGGTTTTGGGTTACCGCTTGATTGGCAAGTTTTGGGGTGGTGATGGCGGCATCAGCGATTTTAGCGGTAGTAACATTCGCATCAGCAAGCTTAACCGTGGTGACATTCGCATCAATAAGCTGATGGGTGGCTATCGCATTTTGAGCAATTTTTTGCGTGGTGACTGCCGCATCACCAATTTTAGGGGTAGTGACACTTTGGGCGGCGAGCTTTTGTTCAACCACCGCATTGACCTCAATCTCCGCATTGGTTACTTGTGTCCAAGAAAGATTATTAGCCCCATCAGTCTTTAAAACTTTGTTAGCATTCAAGGGATCATTAGCGCCGGCAATTGTTCCTGCCTGGACATCATTAATCGCTGCTGCCAACATATTGACATCATCGGTTAGCGCATTGAATTCAGCATCGAGCATTTCAGCAGTAGGCGGCCTTTGTGTGGTCGTTAAGATTCCAAAGCGTGTGTTGTTAGGAAGCGATTGGGTTGGCGCATACGGCAAGGATGGACGGCTATTGTTAATCGGTACGGGCATAAGTTTTTCTCCTATGTGTTACGCTCAGCAATGCCGAACAACCTAATCTTTTTAAAGCTCAGCTTGCCATTTTTGGTGGCGCCAAGCACACTCACTCCAAAAGTCGAGCTTAAAAACTTTAAACGATCTTTAGGGTACGCATACGGTTCATCTAATCTAAACCCAAACATTTCTGGATCAGGTTCATTGGGATCAGGATCCCCAGAAAGCACCAAAGGAATGGTTTGTAAGATATCGCCCTTAAACGGTAGGTGATAGGGATCGGATAAGGAAAAGGTCTTGTGGATATCCCCATGAATCAGGATCGATAAGCTGTTCTCATCTCCCAGCACAAAGCTTGAAGGATAAGCCACCTGCAGTTCATAGCGTTTGTTAGCCCAACGTTTTCCAGATAAATGCACAAGGGGAGGTGTCCACATAAAATTGATCAAGTCTCGGCCATCATTATCCCCATGCTCAGGGGTATCTTTCGTGCCATCGGCATATTGGCTAATGCGGTTATCGATTAAAAGATATAAAGCATTGTCCAAGGTTGCTAAAAAACTTTGCGCTTTCTCAAAATCCCCAGAAAATAATGACCAAGCATAGAGATTCGTCGAATACATGGAGACCAATAGCTTATTCAGACCAATCTTAAACCCACAAAAGGCCCCTGATTTGTACTTGAAGGAGCGACAGGCCCGGTAGGCTTGGTTCGAAGTGGTCGTCGAGGTCACATATTGTCGAACTAAGGGATCAACCGCATCACTTGGGGATGCTGCAAACTGCTTAGCCACGTTGAGAGTGCTAAAGGATAATAGACCATTTTGACTAACAAAATAGACATCATTCGCCATTTCCACCACCAGATTACCGTGCACAATGCCAATCGGCAGTATCGAGGAGAACTCAAACTTGGGGCGGGTCGGATCAACCGCAGCCCCTAAGGGTTCAGAACCCGTCCACACTTGGGTTTTACCTCTGCCCATAAAGATGGTCAAACCACTGACATAGGCAATGGCCTCAAGATTATCTGGAGCACCATGGGTTTGTGCTAAATCGATAAAGGGAACGATTTTAAGCTTTTCATCAAACCACCTCGTTAACGTATTGGGCTGATAGGTAAAATAGACCCGCAAGGCTTGGATAGGATCACGGTAACTCAATCCCACGGCACCCGGACCCAACGCCCAAAGACGATTGTGGGCGACCAGCATAAAGCTAAAGGCAGGTGGCCAGTCCCGGTAAAAGAGTTCAGGTTGGTGTTGTTGATCGAAAGCAGGTAAGAGATCTGCGGTCGTGATGGTCACTACCTCATTAACTTGCTCAATATTGACAACCGTCGTGGTGGTCGTCACTCCATGAATGTTAAGCTGGATTTGATTATTGTGTTGATATTTAGTGATATCAAAAACGTCAGCTTTTAGCGGTGAAAGAGCATAAGAGAACTGAGTGTCATCGATGCGATTAAAATCAATGGAGGCATCTTCTTTAACAAAATCAATAACTTCGCTTAAAGTTACCCCATCCCAGGCCAAGACTCGATCAACCCCATTACAGAGTAACAGGGTGTTTAAAAAGGTCACTGATCGGGGCACACACCCGACACTTAACCCGGTTTTAAGGGGGTCACCAAGGGTTGAGGATAGCAAGTCATAAACGTAGAGACTGCCTTGAGAATACGCTACGGAATTAATCGTCACCCCCTCGAGCGGTAAGGGGAAGGAGTTATCTTGCACCGTGATTGTAACGGTTTGACCAACCACGGTTTTACTGACAATGGTCGCCGTGAGGGTCGTCACCCCCAGGCTAGTGTAGGGAATTTTAATCGGCGTATCGATATTAAAGGCACCCAGATTATCTGTATCAAAGCTAAACTGATTAGGGGCCAGCACCTCAAAATTCTCGGCTGTACCATCTAGGACAAAGGTTTGTACATAAAGGACCATCTGGCTATCGCCATTGGCTTTAGCATAAGGGAACGCTTCGATGATCACGGCATCCGGATCAAGGGTCACACCGCCTAAGCGTTTAGTGCCATAGCGCACGACACTTGAGCCGACCGGTGTTGGTAGGATGTTCTCAAACACAACGGCAAAGTCTTGCGGCAACACTTCTGGGGCAATGTTGCAGTTCATCCCTTGTGCAGGAGGGCAGATTTCTAAAACGTTATAGTTACCTTCTTGGAACATGATTCATCCACCCTGCTACACACTACTGAACGTAGAAAACAGTTGACCACTGGAATTGTAGAGATAGGCGAGCAAGCGGGTCTGGCCGACTTCCCAGCGTCTTTGAGCATCCTGAGCCTTTTGGAGGTTTTTAAAGCCGCCTTCTTCACAAAATAAATAATACAACGCCCCATCGACTAAGACAGGGTGATAGGCAAAGGGATAGGGGATATCTTCCTCAGGGGTTTGTTCCGTTAAAGGGATCGGCTGAGGAACATACCAGATATTGATCGAGGTGATCGCCATCTGCGTTGGGATAAACTCCAAGACATCACGCCGAACAACATATTGGGTAGGATTGCCATTAGCTGTAAAAGCTGGGTCCTTAGTAATCGCATCCCTTAAGGAAATCCGACGGAGTTGACGGTGATGGGTAAGATCGTAAACGTGATTGACCAGATAGGGGGTTTCGGGGAGTTGCACCTGGTTTGACTCCACCTGATTAGCAAGGGTTACTTGAACCAGCAGATCCTGATTAAAATTAGCCGTCACTTGGTAGAGCTCTAAATGGGCGAGGTTGAGATACTGTAAAAAAATACCTCGCTCAACCGCAGTAATATTATCATTACCCAAAGAGAGATTACCCATTAAGTTCAGTAACGTTGATACTTCCATTTTTTACTTATCCCACGATCATCTTCTCACTCACCTAACTTATCGTGCAGACGCCTACCTTTAGTAATTCCCAATCACCAGCAGTAAAGAAATCACCGTATTGGTTGGAATAGGTGTTGCACCTGCTAATAAAGCGATGTTGATGATTTTTCCTGTGGCATCTAGGGTGATGGTTGTATGGGTATTTTGTGCCACCGCTCCCATAGGAATCACTTCACCGGTTGTAGCCCGGCGCATAAACACCGATGATATTGCCTTGATTTTACCCGCCCCTTTCCAGGTCAAGATATTGGCATTGGCGTTAGCCGCAATTCCTGCTGCAGTCGTAATATCAAAAGCAACCAGCTGATAATCGCTTCCCGTTGACACCACGCTTGTATTCACGTTGGCAGCAGTCGTTGTATTTTGCACGTAGCGAACAACACTTGTCATGATTGATCTCCTCTATTAATTTATAATATGTTAAATTATTATCTATTGTATTTCTATATATTGTCTTCTTTTCTATTATATTTTTATCTTTTTAAAAGCTGACAAACGAATGAAGTATTCCCTGTTCAACCACTGTGTTTGATCCCACTACGGCACCAGCCTGGCTTGCGTATAAACTTTTAAACTGCAGCATCTTTTGTCCACGAAACTCATGACCAAAGTAGAGCTGAATCCGTTCCACTAGGTCATTTTCCATGCCGATCTGTGGTTCTTCCGCCCAACCTATTGATAGGGCACCAGCACCCATAAAAATGTTCCAGGCCGCTTGTTTTGTCCCATCTTGACTGGTGATCGCATATTGGTAGAGGTCACGGCAGCTATAAATCGCAATGCCACGATATTCCCCCACATAGTCAGCACCATTGAGGGTTTGTGGGGTATTATCAGAATCAATCACCGTGCCACGGTTAAAGGTTGAGTTGGCAAACAACGGATCGGCAAACAAGCTAGTGAGGGTTTGGGGATGGGCCAGATAAATATATTTGTTCATCGGCCACCCGGCTTTGCTTTTAATGTAGGCTGGGCGTAGGGCATTTTCGGTATTGACCCCAACATCAGCAGCATTACCCCGTTCCGCATATTGCTTTAAGGTCTCCAAGTGACGGGCGGAAAGACCTGATCCTGCAGGGGTTGTGTTGGCGGAAGTCTGTAGGCCATTGACCAGGGTTGGAAAGGTGCCATTGGCTTGATAAGCTGCTCTTCCTAATAGCGTTCCTGCAGCGACTGGTAAAACCACACGATCATAGCTTGGGTAATTCCCAGCGACGTTACCGGTTAAGGCAGAACCTGTGGTCAGGGCCGGATAGACTGTGGAGGTCATCGCATTAAACAGATCGTAGTTTAAACACCTGGAGAATGCTTCGACCAATTGCTGACGCGCATAGGGTGGCAAGTCAATCGGTGTACCGTAGTTGAGAATGTCGTAGCCCTTGATCTGGACCAGAAAGCTTTTAAAATCGACATTGACAGCATCGTAGTCAATTGATTGCTGCTGGGCATTACCCCGGCGTTGATCGAAGTTTAGCACAGGGTTTTTGTAATCAAGCGCTTGGAGTTTGCCCATGCGGTATTGCAAACCTTCACCACGACTAAGTTGTTTACGAACAATCGGTCGGGTCGGCTCATTACCGATCAGGTTGTACAATGGGGTGATTTGTACCCATTCCTTGAAGACTTTCGTGACAACGTCAAAGGGGAAGAGATTTTGGTTGATTCCATTATAACCGGGTGCAGGGACTGGATAAAGCGCCATAAAAATTCCTTTTTTAAAACAAACAAAAAAATTTAAGCAACAACCAAAGTTGTCCTTAAAATGCGAATTTTCGTTCTTTTCAAAAAAAGGTAGGGATTTCGGTAAAAGTTGAAGGTAAGAGCCAGAAATTGAGCTGTCTTCAACCTTTACGCAATCGTCTTTTCATCCAAGCTGAATCCAAAAGCGGGCGACCTAGGCTAGGCGCTTTTGTCTTCTCCTATCATCCCTGTCTCGATCATCAAAGACATCCGAAGAGGGATCCCGTTTTGTATGGGGTGTGTCGTTAGACTCACCAACTTCATTAATACGATAACGTGGTTGATCATAGTCCTCATACTGTGCCAGTTTCTTGGTTAACTTGTCAATACTTTTGTTCAACATTTCAATTTCTTCCTGTTTACTTTTTATGTACTGAGAAACACCTCCAGAACTAGCGATATCCTTATAGGATTCATCATAATAAAGCTTGCCAATGCTGAGCATCTTTTTAGTCAGTTTGATCGGATCATCGATGAGGTCAGTAAGATCCTCAAGAGCCCCCTTAACTTCTTCAGGAGATGCCAGGCTTAGGAAGTAATCAAAAGCTTTGACCTTGTCATCCAGCAGGTCATCATCGCTATATTTTCTGAGGTTCTCTAGTTGGGTGTTGGCAATTTTAAGCACCTGACCAAAGGGATGCGTATCGTATGGGGAAGCTTCTACTGCTTCTGCATCATCACTTTCCAAAGATGTTATTAAGTGTCGCGCTTCTTCCTCAGACAATGCACCACTCTCCACCAAAGTTTTAGCTTGTTTTAAAGCACCCTTTAAGCGTTGAGCATTTTGCCGCCCATACTTCTGATTCTCCAGGATCGTTTTGCGGGTTTTTTCCAGCTCCGTTTGTAAGGCTTTGAGATCTGGGTTGTCAATAGCTTGATCGTCGACCTTGGCAGCTTTGGTTTCAACCGTTACCTCATCTGGTTGTGAAGATAATGTGGGTGCTGCCTGTTTTTTTGATGTGTTGGAAGATGGGCTGATATCCTCTTGTAAAGCTTGGCGATCACGATCCTCAAACAAACTAGAAATTGTATCCATTTTTTCTGCAGTCTCAGCTGTTTCCTTTTTTAGGGTATCTAACATAATTTTCTCCTAATGGTTAAATAGGTTGTTGTTTGAGTGGCTGGTTAGATCCACCTTGGGGTTGGCCTTGAGGGGCAAACTGTACAGGATCACCTCTGCCGGCAACCCCTTGTTCCATCGTGGTTTTTTGTTGCATGGCTTGCTGCATTTCTTGGGCGATTTGTTCCGGATTGCGCACCCCCATGCGGCGCAGTAGTTCCGGTGAGAGCATTAGCCACTGGGCATGGGCGTTAGACAATAGGGATTCGAAAGTAGCCTTTTGTTCCGCAAAGGAACTTTGGTAATCCGGCACTTCTTCAATGTACAAGGACAGCGGTAGGGTGCGGATATCATTGAATATTACCTGTTTACCGTTAACTTCTCGCATCAGATTCAAAATGATCATTTCTCGCTCATTCGGTGTTAGCAGTTCTACCGCCGCGTTCATCTCACTGCTGGATTGAATGATGTTTAAGATAAACCGGGATTCGCGTTTCTTCATCTGCGAGAAGTTATCAAAGGCAAAGACATTATTGCGTACACTGTTGACCTGACGCATGTGTTGGGCAACCCCACTGGTGGCATTGGTTTGAATCCCCAGCATCTCATCATGAATACCAGTAACTCTTTGGATCAGCTTAAGGTAGAGTTCAACAATTTTAAGTTGCTCTTCCCCCATCTGTGCATTGCTGGACAGTTGAAACTTAGAATCCTTGGGCAGAGCAATCACTGAATCAATTTTTTGCAATTGCTCCTGAATTGTTTCAAGACTCTGACCTTGCATCGGATTGCCTTCAAAAATTAAACGAGCCGAGTTAATCGCATAAATTGATTTCGTTACCCGGGCATTACAGTCCCGTTGGATATCTTTCATCGATTCCAAAAGTCCATAAGCTACACCAGTTTTAAAACGCCGCTGAAAAACGATCGGAATATAACTAAAATCTTTTTGATCTGGGAAAGTGTTGTCCAACGGTCCATGTTCTAGCAACGTGTTGTCCAAAAACAGGGTGCGCATGATGCGCTCGCCCCTTTTTTCTTCAATTTCACCTTGGGCAAGTTCTTCAGCCTCCTCTAGCTTAAAAGTCTCAAAGAATCGACCATTGCTATCGGTACCACTATAGATTTTATGGGGCACCTTGTATTGGACTTCGACCACCAGTACCCGACTGCCATTTGCGCCTGTGTACCCACCGTAATCCGTATAGGCAGCGTTACGATCCATCAGCTCCGCAGATGAAATGCCCTCGTAATAAGCAAATTCTCCGCCAAAATCAATCTCTTGAGCGGTCTTAGGCCACATCGACTTGACCATGTCTGGGCGCATCCAGCGTTTGCGGCAGACGTATTTCATCGCATCATATTGCGGGCTGAGATCATCGGGATCAGGCAGAATATTGAAGGGATGCACATAATCATAAAAAACTTCACCATCTTCCTTGCACAGATGACTCCAGCCAATCCCGCAAATCAGGGAATCACGAAACTTCAAGCTGCCTTTATAAGGTATTTCCTGGTGTTCTTGAACATAGAACAACAGATGAGTTAAGGCTTCAGCAAGTTTATCATCTTGAGGGTTATGGGAATCACTGCGGCACGCAGTGCGATAACGAGATTGGATTTCGACACCTGAAAGATTATCGATAAACCCTTTGCAGATATTGACGGTAATGGGGAGTTGTTCACGGGCATTTAACTTTTCTAAATCTTTCGGCTGCCATTGGTCAGTGCCATCGTAAAATCCGTAATCATTAATGGATTTTAAGCGAAACTCATTGGTTGATTGATGCAGGTTAGCCGCCCTAAAATAGTCTTGGGCGGTGTCTAGGGCCTTTTGCCGGGATGGTGAAAGTGGGTAAGCCATAGGTTAAAGCTTACCCATTTGTAATAATACATCGATAAGGATATGTACAACAACCATGTACCATAAAAAGCACTCGACCACAAACAGGGGGATTGGCGTTTTGACTGACCCATCATCCAGCACGACCTCTAAGTTTCCATAGCTTTGACCATATTGGGGGTTGAGGATCATGTTCATGGTTTATTCCTATGGTCCATATATTTAAAAGAAATATTAGAGACACAAAACTAACACAACGCAAGCTCAGTATAGCATTTCTGGCCCAAAATTCAACCATTAGACGTAGGTTTATTGATCTACATACAATATTCGTTAATGTAAGTATTGTATTTCTAAAATTATATAAAACAAAAGCATTTAAGAAAGGTTAGTGAGAGCTGGCCACAGCTATCTCCATCAAGGAAGAGAATCCATAACCTCTTGGCGGTTTATGGAGTTGTGTAGTCATGAGTTTGCTTTTCCACACATATCAATCATAAATATCCCCCACCTTGACAGCGCATTCTACCAATGGGCCTTGGCATTTTCTGGGGCCGAGCAACATTGAGCCCTGACATCACAATATAGCGCATACAGTCCATAAGATGGTCATTGCCTTTGCGAACAATGCCATGTTCATCACGTCCATAGATGCGTAACTCCTTGAGAGTTTGTGATAAGGAGCTAAAAATTTTAAGTTGCCCATTTTGCATCCGCGTCAAAGTTTGGGCAATGCCTGATTCTTTAGCATTATCGGCTTTGCTTAAATGTTTGAGTCCCACATCATGGTAAACTTGGGCAAGCTTGTCACCATCCTTAACACTTGATTGTAGCCCTGAGGGATCAAAAACCCCTGGAATCCAATCCGCCCCAAGTTTTAAAAGATTTGTAGCATGTTGTTGGGGCGTGAGCTCTGGTAAAGCATATTCGCAGTTGAAATAGATCACATCATTGTCCCGATCATGAGCCCCAAAAAGTGCTGCGGTTGGAGCTGTCCAACCAAAGTCTAGGCCATAAACCCTTGGCCAATAGTCTGGAATAGCAAATGGCTCACAGGTAATTGCTGATTCAGCGACCGGATAGACCATACCAGAGCCAAGTGATGGAATACCCTTTTCCCTGGCTTCCAACTCATGGGGTGCCATACCGGAGCGCAGTTGTTTTTTTTCTGGTTCACTCAAATACGGGTTATCATTCCAACCCGCTTGCACAAACCCACGCCCATTCAGGGCTTCGCCTTCCCTTGCATCATCTTCATTGGTAAAGCGCAAGATCGTATTGGTCATCCCCAATAATGGGGTTGCGGTAATCATCATCATGCCTGGATCGGATACCCCATCAACACTCATGAGGCGCATCAGTAATTCCATATACAAACTATGGGGTGGTTCTTCATCACAGTGGATTAAATCGACTCTTGCCCCTTGCAAAGCTTCACGACCTTGCTGATAGCTTTTAAAGCACAAGATTGATTGAGCTCCACTAACATGGCGTACCCGAACCGTATCAACCGCATCGGCTAAGCCACGTCGCATCGTGGTGGACAAGATAATAGCTGGGGCTAACGCTCCAGGGCTTGAAGCTTTAGGATCACCAATGTAATACTGTTGTAGGGTCGAACGCACTGTTTCATTCGACACCCCAATTGCCCAGGCCATAATAGGTTTATCAAAGCGATAGCCCGACCAATCCTCAGGATAGACGCCACTGAGGTGCATACACACTTCAATTGCCCCACCATAGGTCTTACCGGTACGATTACCCGCCAAAAACAAACGTTCTCGAGCGGTTTTACCCAATGCATGAAACTGCTTCTGTTTTAAATGCGGTTCATAATAGGCGAAGGTCCGGTGAGCATACCACGCCTCTTTCATAATCTCAGCTGAAGTGAGGTTATTTTCCAAAGATCAGCTCATGAATTTTCTTGAGTTTATCTTTACTCAACGAACTTTTAGCCAGTAAATCCTCCGATTCCACTTGACCAAACAGTTTGAGTTGTTCCTTGGCCAGTAATAACAAAATCCCCTGATCATTTTTTTCCATAGCAAGGTGGTGGAGTTTTTCCCAAATCCGCCCCAGACCAGATTGGTAGCCAGCTTCCATGGCTTGTCGGTATTCAGATTCCTTCATACGTTGCTTGGCAAGCTCATAGGAAATATTCCAGCGCTGAGCGTAGTCTGCAGCGATTTGGTCAGAACTCATGCCAGATACAGCCTTGCGTCTTACAAAATCGAGATAATCTGAAGCAGGCGTTGAACGAGGGGGTGTTAATTCCATGTGTGTATAACCTTGTTAATAACACTGTTGATAAATTATGTATATGTATCAAGATAATTAACATACGCATGCAATACAAGGAATTATTAGAAAATTATTTGATGGGATGTTTAAAGGGGCTAGACTTTGATTAAATTGATCCAGAAGCGTATAAAGAAGTTTAAGGAGCCAGGCCTCACTGGCTTGACCCTCATCACAATTTAGCAATCATTGCTCTACTACCCATGATCGTAAGCGTCAAAACCTTTATCAAACGAAATCAAAGATTAGATTTCATTGCCATTTTCGACAAGACAACTTTTAAAATAAGCTCTCATACTCTCGAAAGGAATAATTGAATTTCCATTAGAGCCTTTTGCAAAAACAAAATAGCAGAGGGAATTAACTAAAAATTATGATGAAAAAATATGCATAGGAGATTCTGTCTGCTAAAAAAGCATTGAATACAACAAGAATAAGTTCCTATGCAAGACAA